CCCCGAGACAGCCCTAAGCGATGCGGTGTGTTGCGGTTTTTGGTTGCAGCGGTCACGGGGTGATCCTCTTGCCTGTTGGGTTAGTGCTAAGCGGCCAGCTTATTCAGCGGGCACGGGATTGGCAGCGCGGTACTGCTCGGGCGTCAGCCCCATGCTTTTGCACACCGCCAGCTCTGTTTCGTTTAGCTTGCCGTCGCCTTTTACCTCGCTACCTTCCGGCGGCTTGCCTTGGGTCTGGGTGGTTTTTAGTGCGGCGATGCTGGGCGCGCCATCCAGGTGGGCTTTACAGGCAGCAATGCCTTGCACGCGCAGCCAATCCGCCGTTGCCTTGCCGGGAATGCGGCCATCTTCCAAGCCTTCCTTGATCAAGGCGTCCAGTTCAGCGGTGTTGCTATTGGCTTTCAAAGCGGCCAGTTGCTGCGTGGTCTCTTGGTACACGGCCACGGGCACGAACTGCGTCATGTCCGGCGGCGCGGTGGCGCTAGAGGCTTTGAGCGCGGCCACGGCTTCCTCTGGCTTCGCATCGTCTTTGGCACCTAGTGCTGTGCGGAATGCGTCGGCATCGGCTTGGGCAGCTTTCAGCGCGGCAATGGCGGTGTCGATCTGCTCGTCGGTGGCCTCTGCAGCCAGCCCGAGCGTGGCAATCAGTTGTTCACGTTTCACGGTGTCGATCTCCTGGTCGTCATCATTGACGTCATGGGTAATCGCCATCCGAGCAGCGGCAATCTGCGCCGCGCCCTCATCAATGGCTGGGGTGTTGGTTAACGCCAGGTGCAATAGGTCTAACGGCACACCATTGGCGTCGTACGGGAAAACGGGGGAGAGGTAGAGGTACTCAGCAGGCTCGCCGTCAGGCCCAGGCGTGATGGCTGCGCGGGCTTTGGCTGTCCAGGCAATCGCGCCGTAAAGGCCATCTTCCCGAAACTCAAGCGAGCGCGGGTCGACCCAGCCAGCGGCGGGCGCGGGCTGGCCGTTCTTTTCGGCGTAAAGGGTTTGGTGTTCGTAGTCGATGGCGATATCGGTACTGCGCGCAGCGGCCAAGCGGATGATGGCTTGAGCGGCTTCGGCAGAGAGGTGCCACGGGCCAGAACCTTCAGCAGCCCCACGCGGTGCGTGAAAGGTGCCAGCAGGCATCAGGCGCGTCTTGTCGTCGGTGACTTGCACTCGGAGAGCACAGGCGGCGACGCGGGGCTTGGGGTGAAGGCTTTGTGTAGTCATGCCCCCATGATCGGGGGCGGGGGAGGCTAGCGGGATTTAGCGTGGGTTAAAGGAATTTGCGGTTTAGTTACTTGCACTTGTTCCGAAATAAACCGGTCACTATTTTTCATAGGCACCAGAGGAAGGAGTGGTACACATACCCAGTGATTACAACGCTTTTCTGGTCACCGCGATTCGGTAGGCTCAGTCTCTCCTTCGGATTTTTTGGCGTCTTCACTTCCTTGAAAGCCGCCTTTTCCCATAAATCCTTTTACCGTTTTGGCCTTACGGTGGTCATGGTCAGCCTGTGATTTAATTAAATCGGCTGGTATCAGTGTTAAAACGACAGTCCATAATTGCCACAAAGTTAGAATGGCTAGCAGCGCATATGAAAGGCCACGCATCAGATCCACGTGAATTTCTAGCCATTCCATCCTTTTCAGTAGAGGAGCCACGACACCAAAGATCAGAATCACGCACAGGATCGCGGTAGAGTGAACGATTGGGGTAAATAACTTAGACACCCCATACCCATTCGTTTCGGGCGTGCTATCGGCATTTTTAAATGACAACCTCAAGCGTTCTGGATAGATGATCGCGAGCCATGCGCCTATTACAGCAAAGATTATTGATGCCGTGGTTCGCAGCGCTTCAAACAAAGGCCACTGCTCAGAGAAGGGAACTTCTTTGCCAAAATGAAAGGCTGTTCCTATTAGCAATATGGACCCTGCTGTCGCCAAAACGAGTAGTGAAGAGGGTATTAACCTAGTAGTGAACATATGGCATCTCTACGCCTGCGTAGCTCCCTAAGCAGGGATTCCGCATTGACAACCTCGATGTTATCTCTTGCAATATCGAGTTCAAATTCGCCCTTAGCTATAGAATCACTTAGCCAAATGGGCTCAGACTGCTTTCTAAAAACGAAACCGTAATCATCCCAGCGACGGCGACTATGATCCTGCTGCCACTGTTCTATCATTCTATCCAAATCTTGCTCAGTGGTAGGGGTATTTACCTCATACCTAACCTTGACTTCATCTGGCCTGGGGCCTTGTTCACTGATCTTCATTGTTCTCATTAGTGCTTGCCACTGGCTCAGTTCTTCAGGCCGATTCAGATCAAGGGTTGTTTTCTTAATAACTTTTCTTATCTCCCCTATGCGTCGCCTGATATTGTCGATCTTGGACGGAATTCTGCAGGCTGACGTGGCAAAGCGAGGAGTGAGGTGACGAGTTGGAGCACCGGGTGTTGCTTGATAACCAACAATCTGCACATCTGTATCTTGGTCAGGAGCCGTATAGACAACATGGTCGGAGCATGTGGCCAAGTAGGATTCTATATACTGCTGCATCGATTTTTTGCCCGCTAATCGGTGCTGGAAGCGGACAGTTGCCAAAAGAGATAGAGAAGGGATAATCCAAAAATAAGTAGCGAAACCTGGAATGCCGCCTTCTGGGATATCCCGCATTGTCACTTGGGGATTCCCCACACTTGATGTGCCAAGTACGGAAGCTGTTTGCCCACTTGAGGACTCTGTTTCATTCCATGTCGTGAGTAGCCAGTCATCTGCTCCCCCGGAAAGGTCAAAAGATAGGTAGGCAGCTCAGTTGCTCCCTCTTCAACCTCATAAGTCTTTGTCTCGGCTAATTGTTTTCCTGCACCCCAATGTTGAAGCTGATTAAGTATATCCTCAAGCTCACCAAAGGCTGGTTCCTGTTCACGCCACGCGTAATAACCACAGCTGTCGATTTGATAGAATGCAATCTTAGCCTTTTCCCTTGCCATTCAGCCCCCAGCGAATTCAATGTTTAAGTTTTCTGTATTTTAGCCTGCCACTTCTGATCGCTGATAGCGAATTTTGAAAAACCGGAACCGTAATCCATACACATTGATCATGCTATTCGCCAATCTAACGCGGGTCTAACGCGCCTATGGCGCAAAAGTCGGGCCAGCGTAGCGGGTAACGCCTTAGCGGCGCTCACAGGGCCGCGTTGGTTATTCGCCTAATGGCTCGCCCAGGTAGTCCAGCAGGGTCTCTATCGCGTTCTCTTCATCGTCACTTGAGAAGCCTAGCCAGTTGCGTTCGGGTATGCCGCGTTCTTCATCACCGAAGTGCATGCTGGCACCGTAGATGCGGTCGGTACCGTATTCGAGATAGTCCGGCCCGGCGTCGTAGCGGTTGGTGTCGCGCAGGTAGCCGTTGAGCACCAGGATCTCATCCTGACGCCGGGGCTTTCGCTTACGGTATGCGTCGGAGAGAGGCTCCCACGGGTCGCCGCTGGGTGAGACTTGCTCATCAAAGCGGCTACGGGTAGCACGGTCTAGGTCTTCACCTATTGCTGCCATCGCAGGCTGGGCGTCGATGCCGCGCTGGTTGAGTTCGCCTAGGGCGCGCATGACCTTTTCATCATCAATGCGGAAGTCGAGTGTAATGCCTGCCATTAGTCTGTCTCCTCATCCCCACGGCGGTAAAGGCGCACGCCTTGCCGCCTGGCTTCCAGCGCGGCGGCATTGTCCAGGCGTTGGCCTGTCCAGCCGTTGCGACCCCAGTCGACTATGAACAGGCCTTCCTCGCCGCCCTCAAGCGCAAAGCGCGCTAAGTAACGACGCCTCAAGCGTGGCCGTTCACCTTCGATTGCTTCCAGGGCCATCCATATTTCATCCGGCTCGCGCAGGGTGCGGGCCAGTGCGTTCAGGTTTTGCCCATCACTTGGCAGTGACCAGCCGCCGCGACCGTCGCGGAATAGATCCTCGCTGATGGGGAGCGACTCGCCCACGGCATCGGTAAAGCGGTGCGTTTCGCCACCGCGCCGGGTGCCGAAGGTTTCAAGGAAGGCATCCACGTAACGCTCGGGCGGCTGACCTGCTTCCAGGAGTTCGGCTGTAGCCTCACGGTAGTTGGGCATCGCGTCCTGGGCTCGACGTGCGGGTGTCACTGTGCCGGAACTCGAAGCGGGTTGGCCGGTGGGCCTGGGCGTGATGCCTCTTGCACGGCCACTGCCAGGGCGGTGGTCAAAGCCTGGATCAATGCCTTTAGGTACGCGCACTGTGCGCGGGTTGAGGCCGTTCTCGCCGATGGTGCTCTCGACGTACTCGATCTCGGGGCCCCGCTCAGAAACGGTGTAACCCTCGCGCTCCGCCTGGCGGCGGCTGATCATGTACTTTTTGCAGCTACAGCCGTAGCCATTCTGTGGCGTCCAGACATCCCACCAGGGATCATCCAGCGGCACTACGCGGCCATCGTTGGCCAAGTGTGTAGAGCGTGGGTTCTCGCTGCCGCCATGGCGGTAAAGCCCAAAGGGACGCAAGCGGCGCAGGGCTGGGTCTTCCATCTGGCGTTCACGCCCGGCGGCGTAGCTCTGGCGCAGGTTGGTATCGTAGATGACGCGGGTGCGCCAACTGCGGCTGCCTTTGTAGGCCCAGCCGTGGCGTTCGACGATCTGGTCGAAGTCCTTGCGGAAGTCGGCCAGCGTCTTGCCTTCCTCAATCATCGTTTGGATTGAGCGCTGGAAGTCCTCAACGATGGCCTGGCGGCTGGCACCGGCGACCATGAACGCCTGGTCGTTTTCGGCGCCGTACACATCCGACCAGGTGTTGGTGGGGATGGCCACCTTTTCACGCATGGCCTCAATCTGTTCAGCAAACGGCAGCGAGCCAAACTCGGCGGCAGGCATTAGACCCCCTCGATAATGTCGTAACGCCCGGCAACGTGGGCAGCGGCCAGCGCTTCGGTCATCACTGCGGCGAACTCATCGGTGCTTAGCTCGGGGGCAACCTCGACCAAGCGGTCGCGCAGTTCTTCCAGACTTTCAACCTCATCGACCAACGCGCGGATACGCTCGATCCAGGGTTCGAGGGCGGCGTCGCCTTCACGCTGCAGGCGCTCAAGCTGAAGATCGGCAGCGTCGGGTTCGTCGCTATCGCCCAGGCGCAACGCAGCGATGCGTTTGTGGGCGCCAGGCTGTGCCAAACGTAGCGCGCCAAAGGCATTTGGCGCCGCTTTTGGCATCAGCACATCTTCGCCTTCGGCGGCTTTGGGGATGCCGCTTTTCTCATGGAACCACCACATGGGCACTTTTACGCCCATGTCCACAATGGTCGGCAAGCTCTTGGAGAGGCGCTCCAGGTCTTCGGTTTCGCCACAGTCGAGGTAGAACCGAGGCGCACGCTGGGGCTTATCAATGCCGAAGTTGAGCGCGGCCATGGGCCATAGGATGGCGTTACGGATGCTGCCTGCGTACTGGCGGGCATCGGAGCGGATCAGGCTCATCTGGCCGCGTTCATGCACGTTGCCCAGTGCGTTGGTGTTGGTACCTTCACCGGTGCCGCTGGTGAGCGTGCCGCCCAGTATGGCCTTGGCTTTGGCGCGCTCGCACCAGTCCATCATGGTTTTAAAAATATCCGAGGATGCGCCTTTACCCGCCGCCTCCATGAACTCGATGCCCATGCCTTCGGGGATGATGCCAGCGGCGTTCTGGCCCAGCGTGACCACGGCACGCAGCAGCGTGGCCTTCTCTCGCTCGGTGGCGTTGCGTGGGTACTTACCGATGCGGGCCGGTAGGCCGTAGATTTCCAGCAGTTGGGCGAGATCCCCCAGGGCGTAGTTCTGGAACAGGTAGGGCCATGCCAGCATGCGGTGCAGGCCCATGCGGGCGACGTAGCCGCTCTTGGCACGGTGGCGGTGTTGCACCCACCCCAACGGCCATAGCTCTTCACCGGTTGCGCTGTTATCGCGCAGGGTGATGCAGTTCTGGTCGTCTGGGTGCAAGCGGAACCAGGAGTGAGGTCGAAGCGTGGGCTGCTCGATGTAGCGCAGTGCGCCGTCGCGTTGCCACGAAAGCTCCAGGTTGGCCCACCCGTGGCCGATGCCGGTACCGAGATCCAGAATCAAGTCTTCGACTTCCAACGCGCTGAATACTTCAATGGCCTGTTCGGTGGCGCGTTTCTCTTGGGCGCTGGCGTTATCTGGCGGCACGATCTGCCATTCGCGCTCTGCTGCTAATTGCCGACGCTTGCCGAGATCCGCGCCGATCTGGGGGTCTTTCTCCTCCATGTCATCGAACAGTTCAGACTGTGCCTTCAGGTCGCCTTGCTCGGCGGCTTCAAGGATCTGGTACAAGCGCGCAGGTGTTAGCCCTTTCGTTGGGTGTTCGGCAAACTCTCTTTTGAGCTGACCAATGCGGGCGTCTTGAGTTTGTTCTTCCTCTAGCGCCTGACTGCTTTCATTCCCAAACAGTTTTTTGATGAGTGCTTTAGGGCTTACCATGCGCCGCCTCCTATGCCGAATCCGGCGTGTTCAATGTCGTCGCTGTCGTTGTCCTGGCGTGAGCCAGGCAGGGGCGCGGGGGTGAATTCGATGGGTACCACGTCCATCAGGCTGGCGTAGTACGCCATGGCCAGCGCGATAGCCGCATCGCCGTGGCGGTCTTTGCTGTCGCCGGTTTTGGCGTCGGGCAGCTTAGGCACGCCTTTGATCACTTGCAGGGCGCGCAGGTCGTCGACCACTTGGCTATCGCGGGGAATGCTGATCAGCTCGTCTTCGAACGCGGCTTTGAACGGGGGCATGTTGTTCAGGTACCAGCTTTGGGAAAGCATGATGACCTCGACAATGCTGCCGTAGCGCTCGGCGGCTTGCTCGGCCAGGTACTGGCCGTTGCCGCGACCATCCAGCGCGCCGCCTTGTAGGCGTGGCAGGCGGTCCACGATGAAGAACAGCACTTGCTCTTGCTGCTTGAACGGCACGTTGCGCAGTTCGACCAGGAACGGTACCTGACGCACGAGCTGCTGGGTGATGGCCATGGGGGCAATCACGGTTAAGTCGCCGCTGCGGCCAAAGTCTTCGCCAAAGCAGTGGGCTAGCTTGGGGTCGAGCTTATCCAACAGCGGCAGCAGGTGTTCTTGGCACCAGGCGTCTATCTCTAGGGCGCGGTAGTGTTCCGGTACCGCGTTGAATTCGGCGCTGCCTTCAAAGCGAATCACCGGCGCATCGACCATGCGCGCCTCGATCATGGCGCGGGAGAGGTAAGCACCGCCGCCTGCCTTGGGCACGCAGTAGTATTCCTCCAGGGCGTCTTCTCGGGTGGCGGTGTCCTTGAGCAGGTTGGCCTTCCATTCTTCCTCTGCCTCTGGCGTCCAGGGCTTGCCGCGCACTTGGCAAATGCGTTTATAGAGCCCTTGCTCGCACGCATCATCCAGCGTGATGCGGTGAACGCTGTAGCGCTTCTTGCCCGCACGGCTGTCTTGAATCAGCTCATTGAACAGGTTCTCGACGCCGTTGTGGGTGCTGATCAGGCGCACCTTTGCGCCCCACATGGTGAGGGCTAGCGCGGCCTTGAGTACTTCGGCGAGCTGATCGTGGAAGGCGGCTTCGTCAATGGTGACGTTACCCTGGCGGCCACGCATGTTGCTGGGCCGGGAGCTGAGCGCCTGGATCTTGAAGCCGCTGGAGAAGTGGATATTGAAGGTGAGGATGTCTTTATCCTCATCCTGGTACAGCTCTTCCTGGATGTGCGAGGCAGCGCGATTGAACGCTTTGGCCCACATGGCGCAGGCATCGATAAACTCGATGGCCATGTCTTTGTTGCTGCCCACATAGAAGTGGTTGGTGCCCCCCGCAGCTTTGGCGCTGCTGGCCGACAGCACGGCATCGGCGGCTTCGCCCCAGGTCAAGCCGGTACGGCGGCTTTTCTCGGCAATCTTGAGGTCCGAGTCGTCTTCGATCCACGCCTTTTGGTAGGGCAGCAGGACGGATTCGGGCAGTGCGCTCATTTGTTCAAGAACCCCCGAATGAAGGCTGCGATCACAATGGCCCAGCCGAGGCTATCGGCAGCATCGACTATGGCCTGTGCAATGGTGAGTTCATCCATTAGGCAATCCCCAGGATGTCGCGCTTGATGGCGTCGATGGCGTCGCGGCTCATGCCCTGAGTCGCCATGCTGGTCTCGGCTTTTTCCGCTGCCTCTCTGGCCACTTCCACCCGCAGCTCCTTGGCCCATTTCTTCTGGCTGAGTGATACGCGCCCAATATCGGCCAGCGCTTTGGTCACGCTGCCGAGCTGCTTGGCAGCTTTGGCGGGGTCTTCTTCGGCTTTGCGCATGGCGATAGAGATGCGCAGGAGCTGGTCTTGCACGATGCGGGCGGTGGCGTCGATCAGGTGGCCGCTTTCGTCTTCGCCATCGCTGGCCATGGCGCGGGCCAGCTCGGTGGTTTTACGCACGTCGCCCATGGCTTCTTCGAACTCCTCCTGGAGATCCTGGCCATAGCGGTGAACGCTGGACTTGGAAACGTTATAACCGCGCTCACCCAGCCACCCGGCTAACGCTTCGTAGCCTTGGAAGCCACTGCTGACGAGCTTCTCGTTTAACTCTTCGCGCACCTCTTGGGGCAAGTCGAACACCTTGTTACGGGGCGGCATGGTTACGCTCCCGGTCGCGGCTTGGCGACGCCGGGTATATTGGCGAGGCCTTCGGCACAGTCGGCACCGCGAGAGGTGAGGGTCACGATCCAGCCCGCGCGGGGCTGCTGGGCAATCACCAGGCCTTGCTCTTCCAGCCAGGCAA